CCACCCCGACGCGCCCGGACTACAGCGTGAGCCCCGAGTGGCATGCCTATGCATACGACCGCGGGAGCCTGCACCTTGTCCAGATCAATGACCCGAATGGGGTCGTGCGTGTTGTCGTAGGCCTATCGCCCACCGCAACGATCGTCCTCCCACTGGGCACCGACGCCGACCACGTGATGAACGGCGCAAGCCCGGGTGGAGTGGTTGTGTATCGAGACACGCGGGTCCAAATCGAAACGATCGGTGGGCAGTGGTACGTCCGTCAGCTGGCTGAATAACTAGAGCCTGCGGCGTCTAGGCGAAATCGGACGGTACCGAGCTCGCCGCCCAACGCTTGCGGTTATGCGAGCCAGCGCGACCATCAACGGTCGCGCTGGCTTCGTCGGGCAGCAGAAACGACATGCCCCGGCCGTCGTTTCGCATGACGCCGCCCAGGGCAATTACCCGACGTCGCAGCCGCGCGAGCGAGGCCGTCGATGCGTTCGTCCGGGTTGCCGTCACGTCAGCCCGGACTCGGACATATACCCAATGCTGGCCAGCCGAATGAAACACGCGGGCGGAAAGGGCAACGGTCGCCGGCTGCAAGTCGGCGAGGAAATCTATCGCGGCGCCGGCCGCCCTGTAGACGCTCAGGCAGGTGGCGCGGGATAGGTCACTCGAATTACCGGTCAGGACGGTTTTATATCTTACCCCTGCTGGCGCAGGTCGGCCGCGCAGCGCGCCGAAGAGCCCGTCACTGCTAAACACGACAGTCGGGTATATCTCGTGCATGAGCTTCGCCGTCGCGGTACGCGTCGTAGCCATGAGGTCAGTGGTTAACCGCATCACGTCCTCTGGCCTTTTCGCCTGGCGCAGGTCGCCGATTATGTTGTCGCCCTGTCGCATGATGCGGCCGTAGGCCGCCTGCGCCCGGCTGACGTGTTCGAGATTCTGCTCCTCGCTGTCGTGCCAGGCCCTGCGGCCAGCTTCCTCAGCCTGTCGCCTCGACGCTGACTCCGTCATGGCAATCTCGTAGTTGTGAGTCATCACCGCACCTGCCGCCAGCAGTGCGCTCGCTACGAAGGCAACAACCTGCTGGGCCAGGAGCGTTGCCTGGTCGTAATCGGGTCCGGCGGTCATCCCGACACCGAGGGTCAGCGCCAGCGCCCCGACTGCGCCACCCCTCCAGCCATGCCGGTAGGTGAGGGCGACTGCCAGGATCGCGGCTGCTAGTCGAATCGGTTGCTCGAGCAGCTCGGCGACGCTGGATGGAGCGAGCCGGAACAAGGCCACGCAAGCCCCGACGAGCCCAGCGGCGACTACAGATTCACGGAGAAGGGGCGACGGCATCGGATGGCGAGGGGAACGGTTCGTCCACAACAGTGCCACCGACGCGAACATCAGAATTCCGAGGTACTGCCCCAGCACCCATATGCCAACGACGTAGGGCACGGGATTGGACGGTCGCCCGTGCATGAGCGTGTAGGTCGTCGCCGTGTTGATGCCCGTTGCCATGAGGGCAACGGCACCAGCACCCAGGAGGATGGCCAGCACGTCCCGGCCGCTCGCTACGCAGGGCGCCGCGGATCGTCGGCGGAGCAGGTGGACGACGCCCGCGACAGGCGGGAATGCCGTGAAGGTCGAGACGATAGCCCAGGCCAGGCCTCGCGACTCGATCAGTGGCATGCGGATGGTGAGCAGGGACAGGCATTCGCCAGCGTAGAGGTATGCCCAATACCGCCGAGGCAGCGTCAGTAGCGCTGCGAAGCGAAGTCCTGCTGGCAGGTACCAGTGCGCCGACGATAGGTCGCGCAAGAAGTAGAGCGCAACTCCATAGACGGCGGCTGAGATGACCCCCTTTAGCATCTCCCTTGCCATGCTGTACGTCAGTCCGTCATTCGATGAGCTTGATCCGGTCCGCGTAGCCGACGACGAGTCCACCCACGGATAGCGACGTGACCTGGTCGCCGTGAAGGTCGATCGACTCCTCGAATCGGTTGCTCCCCATGACGCGCAACTCGTCCTGCCCCCTTATCTGGATGCGCATAATAGCGGGTTCCCCGAACAGGCGTACCGCATATATGCCGTTTCCGCGCACTGCTTGGTACGAGGTGTCGATGAAGGCGATGGCGCCCTTCGGAATGACCTCGCCCATGGAGTCGGTAGGGTTGACCACCCAGGCAAGACGTCCATTCGCCGACAGCGGCATAAGCTCGCGAATAAGCATTTCCGGAAACGTCATGCTCGTTGGGCCGCTCTGGCGATCGAAGCCTGCGGCGTGCGGCACGGCCACCGCGCCTCTCAGGCTGCTGCTCGCAGCTATTACGGCCCCCTCTGGTCCAGAGGATGGGCTGGATTCGTCGATCGATGAACCCCGGCGTAGTGCCTCCACGGATACCCCGAAGTAGCGGGCCAGTGGCTCGACGGTGCTATCGCGCGGATCTTTGCTCTCCCCGCGCAGGATGCGATTAATCGTGGGCTGCTGGACGCCGGTCCGCTCCGCGAGTTCGTTCTCGGAAAGGCCCTGCTGAGCCAGCAGGGTTTTCAGGTTGACGGCCAGTCTATTCATATCCGTATGATCCACCTAGGCGCGAATGCATATCCAACACGTAAACGCATTGACTGACTATGCGAACGCGTATAGTCTCGCCTTCCATGACCCCCGCCGACTCGATCAACCTCCTGCTGGAACAAAAGTGGACTGAGGCGCGCATCGCAGCGGCCGTCGGTACATCCCAGCCGACCATCAACCGGATCAAGAAGGGCGTCTCGCCCAGGTACGCCGTAGGCGAGGCCCTTGTGCGGCTGGCAGAAGAACAGAAGCCGCGCCAGAAGGTCGCCTGACATGGCCACCGACGCCATGACCCTGATGGCCTTCATCGCGCTCATGCGCGCCGTCGCTTTCATCCTGCCGCACCCTGCGAGGCACGCATGAGCCTGATCCTTACCCTCGCCGTGCTGGCGCTCGTCGTTTCCGCAAGTTCACTTGCCTGGATCGTCATGGCCTGGGTCGAGGTGCGCCGTATCCGCCGCGCGATCGAGCGGGCCGAGCATGTAGCCGCGATCTCACAGGTGGTCATCGACCTATCAGCCAGTGACCGTGCAGCGATGGGCCTCAGTGACCTGCCGGCGGCTCGCCCATCAAGCCCGTCGTCAGGACGTACAGCTGGCTGTCCACAGCAAGCGACAGATGGGCAGCCTCTTCCTGTCCATCCAGCTCGCGGTGAACGCCCTCCAGCGTCTTCATAAAGTCCGCCCGCGCGAAACCCAGCATTCGCCGAATTTCTTCGGGTTCGCTGTGTGAGGCGATCAGTGCGCGGACGCAGATGTCCAGAGCGATCAGATGCGCGTGTTCTTTCAGTTCCATGGGGTTCCCTTCGTGAGTGGGTAGTGGCGTTGCAGCTGAAGTCTGCCACGAAGGGGAGCCCGCCAAATCCGTGCGCTGTGGTGTCCATGGCGCAAGTGTCGCAACCACCGAGATTCACCACCATGACGAAGCGTTTTCACGAGACCCGTATCGAGCTGGTGCGCCGGATCGCCCGCGAAGCCCAGGCCGAACGCGTGCTGGTCGTCACGGCGTTCGCCAATGCGTTCGTTCTGCTGGCGCATACGATGGCAGCTCCCGCCTTTGACGCGTCGAACCTTCGCCTTCCGCACCCGACCGATGGCGCGCAGTACGAGAAGGACCGCAACCACAACCGCCAGATCGTCGATCGCTGGTTGAGCGGTGCTGTGAACGAATTCCCGGCCGAGTTCGAAGAGCCGTGGGTCATGGCCCTGCCGGAAGCCGTCAGGGAACGCGCGCTACTGGCGCTGTTCGACCGCTACGACCGTCTGCCGGCGAAGAAGCTGCGGCCCGACGAAGGCCTGTCGTGCTTCAGCGAGGTGCTCCAGGACGCTGCGCGCGTGACCGACACCATGGCCCCGATCGTTGCCGACGGCTGCGTGGACGAGCGTGACCGCCCGTACCTGAAGCCCGCACTGGAGGCCGTCTCGCACCTCATGGCCAGCCTGGCTGGCATGCAGGCGCAGCTGGCGGCGGCATTGCCCGACGAGTCCGGGAACGTCGTTCCGATGCGGAGCGCCGGCTGATGGCCGCCTTCACCGACGAAGAGCGTGTCATCTGGCTGCGCACGTACGACGCGCTGATGGCCTTCACCCCATGAACCCCTTGTCGTCCCATGCCTACCAGCTCGCACGCGCCGTGGTGCCCGTGGTGCTGGCGCATGGGGCGACGCCCGAGCAGCTGACGGCTGCCGAGATGTATCTCGCCTCGCTGGCGCCCTCGCCGCAGGCCTCGTTGTTCAACCAGCAGCACGCTAACCCGGGGGTAGCTACCCGGGGACAGCCGAATCCGGTCGGTTGCGTGCCTGCGCTTTCCCGGAGCCCGGAGTAGGTATGCGCGACTACGCAAAGATCGGCCCCAAATTCTGGATAGGCGACACCGGCAAGTCCCTTCGTCGGGCTGGGCCGGAGGCGCTGATCGTGGCGATGTACCTGATCAGCTGTCCGTCGTCGAACATGCTCGGCCTGTACTACCTGCCTCTGCCGACGCTCGCCCATGAGACGGGTATGGGCTTCGAAGGGGCTTCCGAGGGGCTTCGTAGGTGCTGCGAAGTGGGTTTCTGCAGCTACGACGAGGACGCCGAGGTGGTGTGGGTGCACCAGATGGCACGGTTCCAGATCGCGGACTCGCTCAAGGCCGGTGACAACCGCTGCAAGGGCATCCAGTCCGACTACGACGCACTGCCCACGAACCGCTATCTGGAGCCGTTCTTTAACCTTTATACCGAGGCGTTCCACCTCACCTCGTGCCGTGGAAGTGACGGGTCAAAGCAAGCCCCTTCGAAGCCCCTTCGAAGCCAAGAACAGGAACAGGAACAGGAACAGGAACAGGAAGACAAGCAACAAGGTGCATCGTCTGACGACGAAGCACCGCTTCCGACAGACCCGATCCCTTACAAGCGCATCGCCGCCGGCTACAACGCCGCCATGGTCAACCTGCCGAAGATCCGGGAACTGACCCCCGCACGGCGTACCGCCATCCGTTTGGCCTGGCAGGCCAGCAAGCAGCGCCAGACCCTCGCGTTCTGGGAGGCGTTCTGGATCGAGTGTTCGACGACGAAGTTCCTCAACGGCGAAGGCCCATACACCGGCGAGCACGCCAACTGGCGCCCCGACTTCGATTACCTGATCCGGGGTAAGACCGTGACGAAGGTCTTCGAGAAGGCGATGGACCGCATGGAGCGCGCCCAGCGCGAAGCGGCCCAGGGGCAGGCGGCATGAGCAAGCTGCTTCCCGAACTCGCCGTCCTGGGCTGCTGCATGGCGGACCCGAAGGCGTACTGGCAGATCGCGGCCATGCTCACTTCGGACGACTTCACGCACCGCCAGCGCGGCCGACTGTTCGACGAGATCGTCCGGCGTGCGAAGTCCGACGTCGTGTTCGACGCGGTGACCATCGGCGCCGATCGTCCTGACCTGAACGACCTCGCGATGGACGCCATGCTCACGGAGGGCTGGCGCGTGAGCAACGTCGCCGGCTACGCCGAGCGGGTGGCCTCGGCATCGCTGATCCGTCGCCTTCGCCAGGCTGGCGCGATGATCGCGAACCTGGACGACGAAGACCCGTATGGCCAGGCCCAGAAGATCCTCGCCGCGTGCGCGCCCCGCAACCAGGGCACCGTCCGCCACATCCGCGAGTACGCCAAGGAGGCGGTGTCCGACCTGCAGGAGCGATACGAGTCCACCGAGGAACTGACCGGGCTTCCGACGGGCATCGCCGAACTGGACGAAGCGACCGGCGGACTCCAGGCGCCCGACCTGGTCGTCATCGCTGCGCGGCCATCCGTGGGCAAGACCGCGCTGCTGCTGCAGGTCGTACGGTCCATCGCGACGGCTGGCAAGGCCACGGCCATCTTCTCGCTCGAAATGAGTGGCAAGCAGCTGACCGACCGCCTCACATCAGCGGTGGGCGTCATCGACGGCACGCTGCTCCGTCGCCCCAAGGCGATGGACGAGAGCGACTGGATGCGCTGGGCTGGCGCCTGCGAGACGATCAGTGGCTGGCCGATCTACATCGACGACACGCCCGGCGTCAGCGTCGAGGCCATTTGTGCCCGGACGCGCCAGCTCCACGCGCAGCTCGCGACGACGGATACGCCGCTGGGCGCGATCGCGATCGACTACCTGCAGCTGATCAAGAAGGGCAAGGCCGAGAACACGACCTCGGCCATCGCGGACATCACCGGCGCCCTGAAGAACCTCGCCAAGGAACTGAACATCGTCGTGATCCTGCTCTCGCAGCTGAACCGCGAGGCCGAGGGTAAGGAGCCCACGCAGGCCCACCTGCGTGACTCCGGCTCGATTGAGCAGGATGCCGACGTGATCCTGTTCCTGTGGCGCCCGAACACGAAGTTCTGGACCTTCCTCGAGCTGGTCATCGGCAAGCAGCGTAACGGTGTGACGCTCAAGCTGGCGCTGCAGGCCGACTACAAGTACATGACCTTCCACGTCACGGACAGGATACCGGCGGGCGTGACCAGCGATGCCGTCACGCGTGCTGACGCCGCATGGGGCGCTGCGATGGGTAACGACTTCTGATGAAGCATGCCGCCCCGACGCTGAAAGCTTCCGACCTGCTCGCACAGGTCGCGCCCGACCGTGCGCAGAAGCGCGACGAGCACGAGGCGGCCCAGGCCCAGCGCCGTGCCGAGTATCGCGCCCGGTTCCCCCTCATGGCCGAAATGGTCGACGCCTTCCGTGCAGACGACGCCAAGCCCGAGAACCAGGGCGACCCCTTCTCGGTCAGGCCGGTCTACGCCAAGAACGCCGCGGGCGAGGAATGGGGTAAGGAGCCAGACCTTGGCCTGGCCGTGGACGGCGACAAGCTGGCGCGCCTCCCCGAGTACGAAGCCTTCTGGCGCAAGAGCCTCGGCAAGCGCGCCGAGACCAACGCCACCTACCGCGAGCGCATGCAGCGCGCCATCCGACCGACGCGAGGAAACGAATGAAACGCACCCCGATGCCCAGGAACACACCCATCGCGCGCCAGCAGTTCGCAGCACGGGTTGTGTTGGGTGCTGCGATCAAGGCCAAGAAGCGCCTGCGTCAGTCGCGCAGCACGTGAAAGCCAACGAAGGCCGAGGCCCAGCGCATCGATAGGCTGAAGAACGGGGAGTGCGTGTGCTGCTGGATCAACCGTCAGCGCGGCATGCCAACGGCCCACTTCGGTGGGTGTGACGCCCACCATGTCCTCAGCGGCGGCCGCCGGATCGGTCACGGCGCCACGCTGGCGTGCTGCCCGTGGCATCACCGCGGCGTTAAGCCATACGAGCAGATGACCAACGACCAGGCGACGGCTCACTTCGGGCCCAGCCTCGCGCACGGCTCAAAGCCATTCCACGCGGTCTACGGCTCAGATGGCGACCTGCTTGACCTCCAGGAACAACTGCTCGCAGGAGGCGCCCCCGCATGCGAATGACCAGAGAGACCCGCCGCGCTCTGTTTTGGGCGAAGGTGAAGCTGGGGGCGGAGAGTATGTGCTGGGAATGGACGGGCGCGCGCAACAAGTGGGGCTATGGCGCCACGAGCCTGGACGGCAGGCAGATGAACGCGTCCCGGGTGGCTTGGATACTCACCCATGGGCCGATCGCCGGCGGCGTGGTGGTGTGCCACACCTGTGACAACCCGGCTTGCTGCAACCCGAGCCACCTGTTCCTCGGCACCCAGGCCGATAACCTCCGCGACTGCCAGGAGAAGGGCCGCCACCGCTGCGTGGCCAGTGGTCGAGCACACCCTCGTCCTCGCGCGAAGCTAAGCGAGGAGTTAGTGCTGGAGGCCCGGCGCCTCTACGCGAGGGGCGTGTCACAGGTGCAGATCGGGAATCGGCTTGGCGTCCACTCCTCGACGATCTCCCGAGCAGTTCGTGGCGAGTATTGGTCCTTTGTCGAGGAGGGGCTGTGAGCAGGGCGCGCATCCCTACCGAGCACGAAGAGCAGAAGGCATTATTTCAGTGGGCCGGGCTTGCTGCTGGCGCTCATCCCGAGCTGCGCCTCATGTACGCGATTCCCAACGGCGGCCACCGGCTCAAGGCCGTGGCCGGAAAGCTGGCTGCCGAGGGCGTGAAGGCGGGTGTTCCTGACACATGCCTGCCCGTCGCACGGGGTGAGTTCCACGGCCTCTACATTGAGATGAAGCGCCGCGACGGCGGTGCGCTGTCCGGGCCGCAGCGGCAGTGGATCGCCGACCTCAACGACCATGGCTACCAAGCGGAATGCTGCTACGGCTGGGACGAGGCGCGCGAGGTGATCGAGGACTATCTGGCGGGTGAGCCATGGCCCGAGCGCCACGCTGTCGAGGAAGGCGGCGGTGAAGGCTGACCTTGCTGAGGGCGTGCGCCGCAGGGTGCAGGCCGCCGCGGCGCTTGCCGGCGAGGCCGACTGGCTGCCGGTGATGGAGGCGAACGAACTGGAAGCGCTGGCGGCTCGCCTCGAGTCGGTGGCGTCAGGGCTTAACGGGGCGGTGTCACGGCTACGCCGGCTGGCGAAACAGAAGAAGAAGGGCGGCTTGACGGCTGCCGACCACATCAAGAAGTAAGGGGAACACCATGCACGTCGGCAAGCGAATCGCCATGCTCAATCCCAAGAACTGCCGGTTCGACATCGGCTCAGGCGGCATACCGGAGGTGGTCTCGGAGGATGTCGCGCATGCGCTGGGGCGCGTGAAGGCCGGCATTGGCCGCGAGGTGCTTTGCCTGATCTGGTGGCCGGATGGTGCGCGGCTCACTGCCAAGGACCTGGACAGCTACGTCGACACGATGATCCGTGACGAGTGGCATCGGCGTGAGACCGCGATGCTCGACGCCATGCTGGGCGTGGCCATGCGTGGCAGCAGGGGCCAGGCCGCCTACGCGACCGCGCACGCCGAACGCTGGCCCACGCTCACACCGTCAGCGAAGGGTATCTCGGCCTTGGCCGAGGCATACGAGCAGGTACGCAACGGCGTGCTGAAGGAGATCGCAGACGCCGGTCTCTGCCCCGACTGCAGCGGCCGCGGTATGGCCTTTGACGACGTAGGCACGCGGCACGAATGCAAGACGTGTGGCGGGGAAGGGCACCACCGCCTAAGTGATCGGGGGCGCGCCAAGGCATGCGGCTTCGCGTGGGAGCGTTTCCGCGACAGCTGGATGGTTGTCTACGACTGGGTGTTCCAGCAGTGCATGGATAGCCTGCACGCAGCCGAGCGCGAGTTCCACCGTGCAATGTCGTGATGGCGTCATGGATTTGTAGAGTGGGGGGGTGATGAACCCCCAAAAAATGAGTATTCTCGCGCCTAGTGATAGTCACCTTCGAAACCCGGCCAAGTGCCGGGTTTTCGCGTTTATGCGGGTCTAGCTCAACGGGCAGAGTGCAACCCATCCAAGGTTGGAGGTGCCGGTTCGAATCCGGCGACCCGCTCCAGTTTCACCCGATCAGGTCCGCTACATGCACAACCGAGCCCCGGCGTGAGCCGCCGCTGTGCAGCCGTACTGCGACTCTCCCCAGACGCTGGCCGCCTCCCCTGACGGCCGCGGCTCGCTGTACCTGATCAACTATTGATGGCGATGCGCTGCTGGCGCCACGCTGCGAGGAGTAGTGCATGGCCCGTATCACCGCGAACGAGGCTGGCGGCCAGAACGTCATTGCCTTCCTCGACATGCTCGCGGTGAGCGAGGGAACGGCCGGCCATGGCGACGACGGGTACAACGTCAACGTCGGCGGCCAGCTGTTCAACGGTTATGCCGATCACCCGCGGATCGCGGTTCGTACGCGCTTCGGGTGGAGTGATGCCGCTGGGCGCTACCAGATCATGGCAGCCATACCGGGGCGCATTCGCACTGATACGTGGGACTGGGCGAGCAAGGCCGTCCACGCCACGGACTTTTCTCCACTCAGCCAGGATCGCGTGGCGATCTACCTGGTCGCGCGTGCGCGCGCCATCGAGTCGATCAAGGCTGGCGATCTTGCTGGTGCCGTGGCGAAGTGCGCGCCCGTCTGGGCAAGCCTGCCGGGATCGCCGTACGGGCAGAACACGCACGCCTTTTCTCACATTCAGGCCGCTTACCAGGCAGCCGGCGGCACGGTGGCCTGACCAGTGGATGACTCGATGGATATCAAGCGTAGCGATGACGGCAGCCTGCACTTCAAGCTCGGCCCCGTGGAACGAGTCGTGCTGGGCGCCAGTTTCGCCCTTCTCACATTCCTCATCGGCTACGTCTTCCACTCGTTCGATGGCCGGCTCGAGGCCTCCGACAAGACGATGCAATCGGTCGTGACAGCCCAGGCTGTGACGAACGCGCAGCTGACCACGCTCAGCCAGCAGCTATCAGATGTTCCGGGCCTTACGCGCCAGATGGCCGAGATAAAAGTCCAGACGGATCGCAATACCCAGGATATCCACGAGATCCAGTCGGTGAGGCACCTGAAATGAAGCTCGTTGACAACTGGCGAAGCTGGTGGAAGTGGCACAGCACGTACGTCTTCGGCGTCCTTGCGGTGCTCCCCGAGGTTTGGCTGAACGCCCCCGATCTCCAGGCCATGCTGCCCATCTCCCTGGTCGCGAAGGTGGCGCCGTTGATCGCCATCCTCGGCTTCCTTCTGCGCATCCGAGCCCAAGCGGCGAAGGTGCCGCCGCCGCGGCCCACCGTCCCGGGTCCGGACGATAGGTTGCCGCCGGCATGAACTACGTCTATGGGTTGATCGCTGCAGCGCTTCTCCTCCTGGGTGCGGGTGCCTACGGTCACCACAGGGGTTACGCCTCTGGCGAGAGCGCTGGCGAGAAGGCCGCGGCGGTTGCGGCAGGTAAGCAGCACGACGCCGAGCAGTCGCTGGGCATGTGCTCGTCCGCGCTTGATGCCACGACTGCTGCTACGGACGCTGCCAAGGCCCGCGCCGACCTCGTCCAGAGGCAGGCTCAGTCCGTCATCGACGGCGCTCCCGGTGTCAAGGCGACGAACGCTGCATCCGCGGCAATTTTCACTGGCAAGGTGTCGGCCGCCGCTAAGGCGAAGGACTGCCAATCGGTTCTGGAGGCGACGCTATGTCCCGCGCTTTCTGGCTACTGATCGTCGCGGCGCTTGCGCTCGCTGGTTGCGCTGAACCGCGCCCGGTGGCACCTGTCGTTCCGCAGATCGTTCGTGTCGAAGTCCCGGTATACGTGCCCGTCCCCGAAGAGCTGACG